GTATCACCCAGACTAGTAATCCTCTGCATATCAGATAAGATGCTGCTATGATTGATGGAGACTTGCTTGTGAATGCTATTCCTAGACTTACTAGTGCTATTGTTAACAATACTATCATATCTTTTATTACGTTGACAACCGTGACATAAGAACATTTCTATATCACTATCGTTGTATACAAAACTGGGAGTGTCACAATAAGGACACGCTATTTCCATCACCATAGATAGATTATACTTCTATCTTTTTCTTTTTCTTCTTTTTCTCAGTTCCGCCATCTAATAGTGAATCAATTCCTACTAGACCAGTTGCATTTAGAGCTGCATTGGTACCAGCTCCGGAAAGTGGACCACCGAATGCTGCACCAGATGTCATGGACTCTTCCATAGCATCTAACATAGCTTCCCAATAACCTTCTTTTGTAGTGAGGTCCCAATCTTCTTTTTGACAAACACCATGTTCAACAAATCTCTCTTGTAGATATTCAGCTGTCTCTGAGTTTGTGTGTTGTTCTGTGTATTCTTTGATTAGCATCAGTGCTGCTACATAAGTACCAAACTTAGCACCACCTGGTACTTTAGATATTAGTCTTTTAAGATTCCAGACTAATCTATCTAGCATATTGAATGAATCTCTTTGCTTTTTATCTCTTTCTTTTTTCTTTACAAGTATCTTACCGTTTTTGTCTATGACACCTGTTTTAAACGCATCCCATTTCTCATACTTCATAGTTAATTTACGAAGTATTCTAAAAACAAATATTGTATCTACTATTCCTTTTCCAGCCATAGTCTATTTAATTCCCAAGCTTCTTTAATAAGACAGCTGTTTCAAGGCTAAATTTGATATCCATAAACTCATCCTCTTCTAAATATGAAAGGTATTCAAAGATTGTTTTAAACACTCTTTTCTCAGAATCATTACAATGAAATAGCATCAATTCTTTAGCTGCTTTTACTTCGAATACATTAAAAAATAAAATGACATGGTTTACTAATAGACGTATATTTACATCTTTACCATTCACTATTTTTGTGGCTAATTTGCGTGCGTATTGTGCTTTGCGTAGGTCGTCTTGGAATTCTTTTTTGTCAGCTGCATATACATTTCTATAATGCTTCAATGCATACTTTTCGAAATTTTTCTTATCCAGCTGCATCGATGTGACCATACTCAGACGGATTTAATTTTGTCTGTGGCTTGGTATCGATTTTGTCCTGTTTACCGCTTAGTTTGATTTCACGGGTTTTTTCTGCATCAGCTTCATCATTATCAAATTCTTTATTACCAATTGCTACATTTGCTCCAGGTACTTCACCTGGTACAGACGCTGGTGCGCCAGCATCAGCTGGTGCATTAGCAGGTGCAGCTTCGCCATCAGATACTTCTTTTTCTTCTTCATCATCAGACTTTTCTAATGGATTTTTACCATTAGAGATTTGTTCACCTTCGTCCTCTTTGATTTGTTCTAGGACATCAATAAATTCGTCTATATCGCCTTCAAATTCTGATAGAATATCTTTTAAACTGATTTTGTTTGCCATGAATTATTTATACAAAAAGGGCAGAGATGTTTAGTCTCTGCCCGATTTATTTTAAGCAACCCATTTAATGCCGCGGTAAGTACCACTTTGCATCTCTGGTTTAGCTTCTTGTATAGTACCGTGTGCAACTCCTCTGTAGATACCACCTTGTGCTTTTTTCTTAGCATTAGATGATTTTTCAGATGGGTTGTATTTGATACCTCTGTAGAAGTTAGCCATTTCAACCTCCGGTTTTCGTATCGATTTCGTACATATGCTTCCCAGCATACACCCTTCTCAACGCGTTCCTTCGATCAAACTTTCGGTCTCGTTCCCCTTGCGGGTACTTGCTTGCCTTACTATTGTAAGAGGTTTTCAGGTTTGCCTACTTCCGTCATATATTGCTATATGATGAACGTATAATATTTATACTATTACCCAAAAAAATCTGATAGATTTAGCTTCTTCTCAATTGACCAACCAATTGGGTCTAAGATACCTTCCATAGGTTCAACAATAATTTTTTGGAACATCTTTTCATAATTGACATAGTCTCTAACTTTAAATTCATTAGGTATCATAGTCATATAAGAAACTACATCAGAACCTACATTGTTAGGTTCTCTTAGCCAAAGAAACTTACCTTTTTCACCATTGTTGATATATTCCCAAGAGTTTTCTAACTTATGTTGTTTGATAAGACGATTGTATAATACGGCACCACGTATATGAGGTGGTGTACCTTTTTTGAAACCAATATTATCTCTTGGCGTATATTGATATACATTATTCATAGTTCTTGGGAATGCAATATCTTCTGCACGTAAAGTTAAGAAATACTTTTTAAATTCTTGTATAGCCTTTTGCACATTTTCTTCATCACTTACCAATACCAATTCAATAAGTTTAAGTAGTGGTTCTCTACAAACTTGTGGTGTTGATGAACGTATGGCTTCAAGGCCTTGGATTTTAAGCTTTGGTTTTTCAGGACGATAGCCTTCAATGTCCCAAACATTCATAGCATATCTTTTCTTTGCAGTCCAGAATGCAGAATCAGCTATATTTTCACGGCCCATAACCATTTTTTGTTCATACACATTTTGGTATTTAGCTATACTATCGAATTCTTGATTGAGTGCTTTAGTAAGCTGTTCTTCGCAGACTTTGTCGAGAATATCTACAATTTCTTGTTTAGATTTGTCTGCGAAGAACTTATCAACCAAGGGTTGAAGATTTACATAGTTTGAATCTGTGTCTATTGCAATAACATAATCAACCTTGTCTGTTTTTAACAACTTATTTAGATAACGATTGATTGCTTGTTCAGCACGTTGAATTACAAATTGGCCAGACAAAGTAATTGATGAACCTAGCCTTGGGTCAAACCATCTGTAATATTTGTTTGTGATTGCACCATAACCTGAGTTAAGTAATATCTTTCTAACATATTGTGCCAGGTGTAATTTAGTAATGTCTTTACCGTCTTTTTGTGCTTGCTTCATAATACCCTGAATCTTTTTACGTTCAGAATATAATTTACGCATAGCCCTTGGAATCATACCCTCATGGTCTTTTTTGAAACACCAGCCAGATGCAGCCACAGCATAATCACCTGGATTTTTAAATGGCTTATTATGCAAGAAGTCACGCATACGTTTATCTTCAGATATATCAGGCCACACTTGCAATTTATCCATAATAGTTTCTGGAGATATATTGTATTGCATAATCAAATGTGGATATAGAGAATTCAAATCAAAAGATGCTACCCAACCATGCTTACCAACTTGTGGTAATTTTACATAACCACCAGGAATAGCTTCAGTCAAACTATATTTAGGAAATGTAGTTGGTGGTATCTTATTTTCAGCTGCCATTTCACGATTAATCAAAGCATCCCAAGTTTTAACTACACCAGATACATCTTCATAATTAATACCAGCTTTATATGCCACTGCAATTTGTACATCTATCAAACCCATCTTATCATCAAGTCTTTTGACAAGGTTAGTATCTTGAATATTATAGTCGATAAATTTATTAAAGTCATCAAAGAACAGTCTATGTAATGTACCTGCTTCTTCATAGTCAAGTTTCTTTTCACCAAGTTCGATATTAGCAATATGGTCTAATCGATATGATTCTTGTACTGCATTCTTTTTATATCGGTCTAGATAATCAATATCATCTACACCCATGATTTCTACCCTGAGCTGAGTGCCTTGCTTAGTTGGAAACTCACGGAGTCTTGTGACATTCCAAGGTGATAGCCTTTTAACATCAAAGCCTAGTTTTACCATACGATTATGAATGTATGGCATATCAAAAGTTTGTGTATTCCAGCCAGTCACAATCTGTGGAATGTTATCACACCAATATTTTAAGAAGTATTCTAGTATTTGCCTCTCTGAATTACATGGTACATAAAATACCTTATCAACTAATTCTTCAGGCAACACAGACTCATTTCTTGACCAGTCACCATTGCCAAATGTAATGAATTTGTCCCTTAAACTGTCATGTACACAAATGGCTGTGATTGGATATTTAGATTCATCAGGCTCTGGGAAACCTTCTTCAGAACTTACCTCAATATCAATAGTGAATACTCTAATCTCTTCACGCTTCCAATCATTTTCAGCATTGGGATAGTTTTCAATACAATATTGTGAATTGTAAAATGGGAAACCATATACTTTTAGATTTGTTTCTTCATTTTGCTTTGCAAAATTACGAGCATCAGGTATTGTATCAAATTTTAAAGGCTTTAGATAATTACCATAGATATCTGTATAGCCTGTTTCTTTGGCTGATTGTATGTATAATGTTGGGTCGTATTTGATTTTTGTACGGAATTCTTCACCATCTCTTATCCCACGAACAAGCAGATTTTGACCATGCATGGCCACATTTGTGTAGTATTCCGACATACTAATATTATACTACTTGGCTGGTTTTTTACCTATAGTATAGTTAGCTTTTAGTGTCCAAGTTGATTTTTCTTTGAAAGGAATTATCTTAACTTTTTGTAAAGAAGCAGGTTCTGGGTTGCCTAACACTGTGCATAGTTTCCACTCTTCAAGTAATTTAGCAATACCGTTCCTACGAGCAACATCTTCCTGTGTTATCTCACGGTCAAAGCCATCTAGCTTAAATAACTCTCTATAATGACATAGATAATACTTTCCTTTTTTGTGTAGTATATGACAGGTTTGGACTAACTTTCTGTCTTTGCTTTCTAGTCCAATTCTAGTCAAAGTTTCTACAATTTTTAGGAAGTCATCTCGCTCTTTGAGTTGAATCTCTAATAAGTTCTCTAACATAATCTCCAAAAGGTTAAGTTAGATACGCCAGATTCTATTTATTTGACGGGGTTTTTACCACCATGCTTATCAGAGCTTTTGATTTCTTTCAACTGTTCTGGTGTTAGTACCTTGCAGTATTCTACTGCTGCTCTTTTTGAAATACCATAATGCTCAGCTACTTCATCAACTCCATCAGTCTTTTGCATCTTCTGCCATTTAGCAAAATAACTATTTTTAGGCATTCCATGAAAATAAAATGAATATTGTTCTAATTCAGACACATTATCGTATTTGTTCATCTCATTTGCAAAATGAACTGTATCACTTCTCATAGAAAAAGCTAAATTGATTACGTATTTGACATAGCCATGTAAATCATCACGCCATTTTTTATTACCAATTGATTTG